TTCTACTTCTTGCCTATCATCCATATTAAACTGACCTTGTATCATTTCAGTAGATGTACCTATTGAAGATGCAGTTTGTATTGTGTTACCCCACCAAGTACTATCGTATATTTCGTTTGCCATTATTTCTTTTCTTTTTTAGTTAAATACTTTTTCAATTTAACAACGTTTGCTTGTTTTGGTTTGTATGTTGCTCTCATTATAGTACCCAATTAGATCCATTTACATCTTTATCTGGATAAACATCAGATTCAGTATTATTAGTGTATTCTGGGAACTTTGAACTATCAAAGCAAATATAATCAACAAACCTTCTTGTGTAATATTCAGCAAAATCTCTTTCTTTCTGTATTAAAAAATCAACCTCATCTTTATTTACTGTTTCAGCATTTTCAGATGTATGTTTAAAAATACCACCAGATTTAACTCTATATGCAGCAAATGGTAAAAAATCAACCATTGCATAATGTATCAACATTGGTTGTATGTAATCATTAACCAAAGTTAAATAATCGCCAGTTAAAGTATCGTTTATAATATCGTTACTTATTCTCTCGTATAATTTAGTACCTAAATAGTTTTGTATATGTATCTCTTGTGAGATCTTAATATATTGTATAAACAAATCTGTATCAGTATTTCCATCAAGAATACTGTTTTTAACTAAATCCGTTCTACTTATGAATAATGCTGTTGCCATCTATCTTTTTTTATTTACAAATCCATTATTTGGCATATCCGTTGGTCTCATTGCAACTTCTTTTGCATTAACCTCTGGTTTAAAACCTTCTTTCTTTGCTTTATTTACACTTATTTCTGCATTTGGATTACCAACATCTGGTTTTAGATTCTTCTTCTTTGCTTTGTATGTTTTACGCATCCAAAAATGATGACAATCTCCACCACCTTTATAAAGCCAAATATCATAAGTATCTGCACCATTTAATCCCCATCCTGCATTTACTGCTTTTTTACTCATCATATCTATATCTTCTTTACGATATATCTTTGCTGCTCTTACCATTTTCTTACAAAACTCTCTACTATTTTCACTAAATGATAAAGGTGCATATTGGTATCTTACTTTAAACTGTAATCCTTCTTCGTTCTCTCCATCTTGACTACTTTTTGCATTTGGTCTTGCAGTTCCAGTAGTAACAAAATTATACATTTTAGAAAGTACAGATAATTTAGGATTGTTTAGTTTATTTAATTCTTCATTTAATTCATCTTCTAAATCATAATCAACTTTTCTTTCGTCAATTAATTCCCAGTTTTCTAAATCTTCATCTTCTCCAAATTCTTCTAAAGAATCTAAAACCTTACTCATTTTAACACCAGTTTCTTCCTCTCTTGTTTCTTCGTCTTTTACATTGTCTAAATCAACAAATTGTAGAGGTTGTAAAGTCTTAAAATATAGGTTTAAAGAAATATTATTATATGCGAGTATCTTATCAAAGGCATCTGTCAAAAGTTCTTGAAAAGGCACTATAACAGTATTGTGCATTAATATAGATGCAGTTTTTAATTCTTCTGCATTGTTACCTAATCCAGTATTATCTTTAATTCCTAATAACATAGGAGATATAATTCTATGAGATACCATCACTTTTTTTTGTGATTCATCTGATAAGAACTGATATTGATTATGTGCATCTGATAATTGAACTGGTGTTATGTCTGCTTGTGCTTCTTTATTATCGTTAAAAGCAAGAATGAATTTACCAGCGTTTGAACTTCCAGAGAACTTTCTCTGTATTTTACTCTCTATTAAAGATTGTGCTTCTTCGTTTGGTACTCCATTATTAAAATTAATTAACATAGATGGAGCAAGTCCGTTCATTATATTATTTAAATGATAATTAGATATTTCTTCTTCTAATTCTGCATATTGTAAACCACCTTGATAATCTGGAGTACTATAATAATACATTCCAGCTTTATAAGGTTTTACATATAATATCTCAATTGGTTGTGGAGATTTAGAAACACCAAATGCTGGTATTCTTAAAGGTTTCTCGCTTGGTTTAATATTTGCCCAATCTGGATGATAGTAATATGCTTGTACTTCTTTGTCATCTTCTGAACATTTTTCTGCTCTTAATGTTTCAATTGGTAAATGCTCAACCTTTTGAATTGTTCTTTTATCTTTTGAGTAAATTACTTGAATAGCACATTGACCAGCTAACTTTAAATCGTATGATAATCTTCTAACAACATCTTTTTTAAATAAAGAAATCATTCTCGCATACGCTTCTGGTTTTCTTGAACTATCTGTTGCATCTAATCCTTTACCGTATATCATTTGAGAGATACCATTAATAGCAGCGTTATTTGTTGCAGAACCATTATATCTGTCAATTAAAAACTGAAAATAATTGTTATCAGCACCAAATTCAACCCATTCTTTGTTTTTAGATTCAACAATATCTGGAGATGTGTATGTAGATAAATTAACGAAACTAATTTTAGAATCGCTTTTTTTAGCAACATTTTGTTTTCTGTACTTATTTATATGTTTACTCATAATATTATAAAATCGTTATTACCGCTCTTTGATTTATACTGATCTTTATTTACAGTATAATGCTCATTGTTAGATTGGTTTGTTGATTGTATTGTGCAAAATATCTTATCCCTATAAATTATTTTTTCATCACTTGTTTGAATTACTTTTAAATCGTAAAACCTACCTTCTTTTAAATCAAAAATACTTGATAGTTCAATGTAATTACCAACCTTTGTTGCAGTTGGTGTTATAGAAACAGATATATTTGTACTATCATCTCTTAAAACCATTGTAACAGATGTAGAATATTCTCTTGGAATAATCTTTATACTCTGCGTACTTGATATAGGTAATAAATGTTTCATATATATATAATACTAAAAGAATGTATTTTTATTTATTTAAACCAAAAAAAAAGGCAACCGATTAAGATTGCCCTTTTATAAAATTAAAATAATTAAATTATGCGTTTGGATCTATTTGAGATGAACTTTCATTATCAGTTATAACTGTTGAAGTTACAAAGTAAGCTGGAGAAGTTTCCATTCCTTCTAATGTTAAAGTAAATCCACTTAAATCTCCCATTGCAGCACCAGATACAATTGTACCTCCAGTAACCTCTGCTCCGTGTTCTAAACCAACCATAAAGAAGTTTCCATTATAATCTTCAATTGCTACGTGCGGTCTTGCAGCAGCTAATAATTTGATTTCTTCTTGTGTTGCTTTATCTAAAGTAGTTAAAGTTAAATTTAAAGTTTGAGTATAAAAAGTAGTTCCGTTTTCTCTTGAACTATTTATTGTTGTTTCTAAAGATGAATTACCTTTGATGTCAAATTTAAAGAAGTCTGGAGTACCAGAAATTGCAGTAATTTCTCCAGATGCAATAGTAGTTGTTCCCAATGTACCATAGTCTGCAAAATAAACTGCCTTTAAACCACCAACTGAACTTTTACAAGGTAATGATCTTCCAGATGTAAGTAAACAAGCCATTTGATATATGTTTTTTTAGTTATTAAAAAAAAGGGTAAGCAGATTAACTACCTACCCTTTATTATTGTTATTTATTTATTATTAAGAGTAGAAAACTACATCTTCCAATACTGCAATCTGTACTCCAGCAGTATAACGTGCGATAAATCTTACATTTTTAGATCCGTCTAAATCCGCCATATCTAAAACTTTGATTTCATTATGGTCAGCAAGTAATCCTGTTCCGAAAAACAAGTTAGATTTTAAAGTAGATACCATTGTATCATCAGCTAATCCATTTGCAGCAACAACTTTGATTCCATCGAAATACTGAATATCAATATCTTGATTGTTTCCTAAACCATTTACTCCATTTGCTCCAACTCCATTTGATTGGAAACCTCCTAATGCTCTTTTGTATGCTCTAAATACGTTTTGAGAAACATAGATAAATAAATCTTCGTTTCCGTATAAAGAAGATGGTACTGCATCAGCAACTTTTCCTAATTCTTCGATTACATTCCCAGCATTTACAGTTGTTCCAGTAATGTCTTGACCAGCTGGTAAAGTAGCAGCAGTTAATAATGTAGAGAAACCATCAAATGTTCCAGCTCCAGCAGTTCCACTCCAGATGTCAGTTTCAGTTTGTGCAGCAATTTCAGCAGCCATTAATCCGATAAAATAATCAGAAAAGTTAGCTGGTAAATTATCGTGTGCAGAATATCCCATTGAGATAGCTTCCCAATCTGATTGGAAAGGAGTTTTACACAACTCTAAATTTACTTGTAATTCCTTTGGCTCGATGATTCTTTCAGTTAAAACAACTGCTCCAGCATCAGTGAAATCACAACTTGCGTTTGCGATAGCACCAGATAAACTAACTCTTTTTAAAACCTCTTTGTGTTTTACATTTGGTTTAACCTCGATTAATCCGTTTGCGATAGTGTTACCAGACAAAAGTGCAGCAGAAACATATTTTCCCGCAAATTCTCCAGCGTAAGTACTCGTGATTGATAAACTCATTTTTTTTATTTATTTAGTGTGTTAAAAATT